GATGTGCCGACATTGGCACTCATACCACTCACCTGTTTTTTTGGAGATAGTCCGTCCCATTTTGCCCGTTGGAGCAAACAAGACAACTTTCTTGCAGCTGCGACAATAGGTCTGGTAGAACTTGACGCTTTTCATGGGTTACCTCCTCGCGCCTTCCACTTGTTGCTGGGTGAAAGGAGTGAAGAGGCAACGGAACTATTATACACCGGGATGATCCAGCTTGATCCAAGTTTTAATGTTTAAAGGCGGTTTGCTACCTTCTATCTCATTGCAATCGATCCTGTAGTTGTAGTAGGCAAACATTTGTTCTTGGTTATAGTTAAACCGGGTGAAGTCAACGATGTCATTCATGTCAAAAAAGTAATCGTTTACGCATAACACACCACCAATATCATTGCCGGCCCAATAATATGTTGTGCCTATACCGAAAAAAAACTGAACAAAGTGCCATGCAAGACTTTCTGTTGCACTAGACCACCTATTCAAAACATTGCTTCTCTCAAGCATTGCATTGGCGGTTAATGGTTTACTGCAGTTCATTTCTCCGCACCAGGGCGTGCGCTTGCTTGGATCACACCAACACATATCATTTATTGGTTATAGGTTTTTAAAAAAACTTCGTTCGTTCTTCCTCAATCCAATTGGCGAGCGCATTAAGCACCTCCTGTTTTCTCAAATCTGACAAGGTGTGGTAAGCAGGGAATATCTGAAACACTTTAACTGGCGCCTCAATAACTTCATCAACAAGTGGCATAGTATTATTTTAAAAGATGATTATATCTGCTTGCGTGCGCGATCGCTTGGTTCAGATCCTTCACGAGCTCCTTTGCATCGCGTAGGTCGCCGATCGCATATCCGTCCGACTTGTCTCTATCGGTTATTTTAAATCCGATCGCTGGCGCTCCGTTGCCACTATCTTCGCCGAGCCATATTTTAACGATGCCGAAGTTGCGATCTATCTTGCGCTTCAAGTCTGCGTGGTATTCTGGGTTCATAGTTATTTTAAAAGATCAGGGTTTTCATAGATGTTGCCGATTACTTGTAAATCTGGCCTATAACTAAAGCCACCTTCCACTTCAAAACCTATGCGTAGGAAGACAAACGATCCTTTATCAAAAACGCAGTGCCAAACTACAGAATCTTTTTCGCCAGGTCTAATTTGAAGCAGGTCATTCTCATAAATCTCATTGCCGTTTTTATCGAATAGGCCAGTGAATTGCATAATCGTTGCGCCGTCGGTCTCATCGGGCATTTGCACCCACAACTTACTTTCGCCAAAACTAAACATTTCTAATAGTTTTACCAGCCACATTTTTTTGCCGTCCCACGCGCGGAATTTTATTTCTCTCATACTTTTTCTAAATCAGTTGACTTACAATTCGGACAAACCGCATCCATGTAATGCCCGACATACTCAAACTTTGTCATGCACTCACGGCATCTAGCCTCTGGCTCTTTTATCTCAACTGGATAACCCTGGCAGCTTGCCCTATGCCGTGGGCCATTTGAACCGCAGCATGGCTTTGTACCAAACTTTGAATCTTTTGCAGCAGCGACGTGCGCAGCTATGTTGTTCAACGTCTTATTCGTTGCATTAATAGGATCGCATGGGACGACCCGAGGATCGCCGTCAGTCCGAATGATTATTGGGAATGAACCGCCGCTATTCGGTATACCTACACCGGCGCGCTCACTCTCTTTGAATTTGTCGACTACAGCAAGTTGCTCAAGCGCCTCTGTATAAAAATACATCACGTGCCGAACTGGATCACCGGACACGCCGCTGCCCTCCCGCACAGTGATCATGATTGTTTTTGAAAGACCGACAATGTTGCTCATAGGAGTTGAAGTTGTGAATCATCACGCTCCTGATATGGCCCGTGAAGAATTTTGTAAATGGACGAGACGGATCTGAACCCGAGAAGGCGCTGAACTTCGCGCGCTTTGAAACCTGCGCCGTTGCACAAAGAATAGGCCGCCCGCTTTCGCAGCACGACCATATCCCTGCGACGTTTCGGCGTAGAAAGAACTGAGGACATATTTATTCCACGAGCTGCCAATCATCTGCAAAGATATCAAGGTTCGACGGATGCCACGGCGTACGTTCATTACCAACCTGCATGTAGAGGTAGGGGTTTGTGTTCGCTGAATTTTCATCAGGAAACTGTACGGCCACGTACATTGCAAGGTCAAGTTTGCGACCATTCCAGCCTGCGCGGGTTAATTTTTCTCCTGACATTAACATTGTAAGTGCTACTGAAAATATTAAGTATGGTGACATATTATTTTTTTACTGATGATTTAACGATTGTGAATTGCCAGCGATTTGATTTCGGCTGCGCGCGGCGTAGCGCTTTCTGTTGCGTAGTAGTCATGCCACGCATTGCATGGCGAATATCTTCGAGCTTTTCAAGTAGTGCCTTCTTTGTTTTGGTGATTTTTTTTACTTTATGCGTCACTTGAGGAACGACCATAGGATTTTATCGGCCAAAATTTAAGATGCAGTACAGTCCCGAATGGCCAACGCGGAGACAGTCTTCATAATTATAGAATGCTACCCATACCCCAAATAAGATCAGCGCTATAAATGCCAAGGAGAATGCTGCCACTTTGAGTTTTTCTAACATAGTTTTTTTGCGAGTTCGCCACACCATAGCCCTGCCTCCTGCAAGCGTGTGGACACAAAGTTGATTTCCCGTTGTGCAAGCATCACAGCGCCGGTCATGTTGTCCGGTACTCCGCCCTGTACGCCCATGGTAATGCGAAACTCATTAATCTCTTCTGTGAGCTGTTTAATCCGATCCTGTAGGTCGAGTGCGTGTTGTGATGTCATAGTCCTGCTTCTGGTGTTACAGCTGCCGGAACAGCGGCGAGCTTTTCTTTAATCTTTGCTTTGAGCTCTTCGTAGAGTGCGATGAGTGTCGGGTCAATAAATTTCATTTGCTCCTCTGGAATGTCCACGAGCTTGATCGCGCAGTAAATGAGAAAACGCTCCTGGTTGCTTCCGTCGAGAAAGGTGACTGCACCATAACCTGCGCCAAACATGTCCCGCTGCTTTTCGATAATGTAGTCCGGGTGGTATTCCCCTGGTTCTTGGTCGGTCATGAGTACGAGGAACGCAATGGCGGCTGCACGCTCGGGGGTAAGTTCAAATGCTGGCTCCATATTATTTGTTTTTTAAACATGCTTTGCATTTTCCGCATCCTTTTCTTCCGACTTTCTCTTCTACAACATCAGCAATACGGAATGCAGCTTCTTGTAATTCTTCAAGCGAATCGTCGGAATCAATGTTGTTTGCACCAAATACACGACGGTCTGCTTCTGGTCGAGCGATGAGCACAAAAAATTCTTCCCCTTCCTCAACTTCGTCAAGAATTTTGCGTGCAGCTTCGACGATACTCTTGTTCGATCCCTCTCTCATTTCATCGTCTACTAGATCAACTGGTTTTGATTTGCCGAAAAACATACGTGGTAAATTTCATTAGTGACTTATGGTAACATTATAACATGTTACTATATCCACAGAATAGCCGAGTTATGCCCCGACTTATCCACAGCCCTACTTCTTTTTCTTTGCCGCTCTACTTGCTGCGAGCAGATAATCCGAGCGCAACATTTTCTTGGTCTCTTCGATTTCAGCGCTCAACTCCTCGTCGGATGCACTGCGAATATCGTCAATCACCTGTTCAATACGTTCCGGCGCGTACAGGCCACGGATCTTGTAGGCCTTGTCGAGTGCGTCGAGACGGACGCGATCATTGCCTATGATGAATGATGCACGCTTCACTAACAAGAAAGGTCCGAGCATGACGGTACCGAGCGCAACCATTTGGCCGCCGATTGCGGTTACAGATGCCTCGATCGCGTCGTCGTCGGCTGATTCTGGAAAGTCGTGATTCACGATCTCTGAACTAAAAACGATCTTGCTATGTGTTTCAGCAAGGTATCCGTCGTTTAGGTGGTGGGTAACAGCTTCCTTCCACGCCTTTTTGTCGGTGGTGAGCTTTGGAGTATTCGCCTGCCATTTATTGATTCCTGCCATGCGCAAGGCTTTGCCTACACTAGGGGCTCCCGGCTGTTCCGCTTGCTTTGCAAAATAATATGCCGCCTTCTCCTCTTTCGGAGTAAGTGGTTTATCTTCAAGCGGAATCTTCAATTTATTTTTGGTTGAGCGAGGGAGCCCCATAGTATTTATTCTTTGCTAGCGCTTTCGGATATGAATCCGGTGCCGACTAGGTTTTTATAACGTTCGGCGATGATGAGCGCGAGAATACAATTTGCAGTGATAAGCATGAATCCGATGAGTGTCGCGTTGTCTGCTTCACCGTCTGTCATGAGAGAAAACAGTCCAAAAGTTACAAGAACAAGGAGCGTCCACGATAAGCCTTTGAGCCATTTTAATACCGTCATACTATTTACGTTTTGCCTTTGCCTTAGCCACTGGTTTCTTAGCTACTGCCTTTTTTACTACTTTCTTTGATGTTGCCATACAATTATTTTTTAGATGATTTAGCTGCGGGTTTTTTTGGGACAGTATTTTTTTTAGTTGCTTTTTCGGTGAGTCCTGGCTCTGCGTCTGCTTCAACGAGGTTGTTCTCTTCATCAATACTGCATCGTTCCTGATCGTAGCCGTAAGTCTTTGCGACTTTCGCATACACACCATTAAGGAGTGACTGCGCTCCGGCGCGGTTGTTCTGCGCAATGATGAGTGCCTTCACTGATTCATCAACATGCGCGCGACACAATGCGATTTCTTTTACCTCTGACGTTTTTAATTCGGTTTTTCTCATACGAGTAATTATTTTTTACAGTAACATTGTAACACTTTTATTCCACAATGCGAATGGTTGTTTTCTCCTCCATGATCTTTTTGACCTTCACGACCTCCACCCTGTAGGTCTTAAGATGTTTCGCATCGTCGTCGGCGATCACACCGGCGCCCCGCTGATTTCCGTATATCTTGACCTTCAACGCATCGACCAGCGCCTTCGCAGCGGAGTACGCGTTATCCACATCGTACGGCCGCGTCTGATAGAACGTCACAAATATTTCCGGGAACAACAAGGGAAGTTTGCCCAATTTCGGGCGTACAGCCAGCACCTCCATGTATATAAGTGCTTGCCATGCGCGTTTCCACCGGCGCTGCTCCTGCCAATGTAGGCGGCCGAACTGATTTACCCCGTGTGGGATACGTCGGCAAGAGGAGCGCGAGATGCAAACCTGTCTGTTCAATGTAATGGTGACGTCAACGCCGGCGCCAGGTGAACCATTCGTTTTTGTCGGGATAGACTTCATAGCAAACTTTGAAAATGCGTGATGCGATCATGAGCCCCGCGAGGGTGAGCGCCCATAGCACCCACCGCGCAAGATTTTTTAAATATGCTGTCCTCATGTCGATCGTCATGTTTTGTGTGATGTTGAAGTCATCCATAGTGAGTAAAGTATACGGTCACAAGTACCCCGAGCGCAAAGCCTATGCTGTAAAAGATCAACCGCGTCAGTTTCATACGTCTTGTGGCTCTTCGTTTTTGGTGTAGTGCAACTCCATTCCGGCATTTAATATGTCTGCCACGCGCTGATCGTTTGCCTTTCCGCTAGAGCGGTCCTGTACCGCCTTGTCCATAATCTCCCATGAAAGCTCAAACAATTTTTTTTCTAATGAGATTTTTTTAAGATCTGTCCATGGGTGGCTAAAATACTTTAGGTAGTTATTCTGGTCGATCAGCTTAAATGCCTCGCTGTTAAACTTTGTCGCATATTCCGTACCGCACTGCTTTTCGATTGTTTTTGCTCGCTCCTGCGCGAGCCAGCAGTCTGACGTTACAACTTGGAGCAAACATTTTTTCCACACCATGAGCGCGCACAGGTAACCGAACAGAAAGAAGATGGCTATCTGTGAAATTAACAAAATGATCATGAGCATAGGTGCAATTAAAATGGTTTATTGTCTGAATAAGTTGGGTCGAACTCTGGCGCCTTTACACGTGACGCTTCGATTCCTGCGCGCATTTTCTCTGCTGCTTCGCTAGGGGTATCTTTTCTCCAATACTTCTTTTGTGCTTCTAGCGGATCAACTGGGGTTTCTGCTGTGATTGGTGTGGTGACGGGCTCCTGCATGGATTCAAGGTCTTCTATTGTGATCGGTTTTTGACCTTCCTCCAAAACAATCTCTCCTTCGTGGATCGCTTCCTCTTCCGGCATTTCCTGTGCGGCTGCCATGTAATCGTCAATGGACTGAATCAGCTTCTTTCGTTCGTCTTCGGTAATGTCGCCGCGGCCGATGATATTATCCTTAACGCCCTGCATTCGCTCCTTGCTTGCTTTCTCGCTGATCACGACCTCGATGCGTGCCTTGACCTTGCTGTAGGCTGCCGACGGGGTAGCTGCGCGTGGCTGCGGCGCTGCTTTTTGTTCCCACTGCTCACTTTCATCGTAGGTACCGGCGAACATGTTTTGAAAACACATCCGAAGTACCTGCGCTTCTGCCACCTTTTTAATCATGGTTGCTGGCTTGTCCTTCCAAACGCTCTGGTTTGTGTTGTATTCCTTGAGCTCGACGAATCCGAACATTGCCACGGACGAGCTGCGTCGCTTCGCTGAACAGTATGCCCCGAGTAATGCACCACGGTTGGAGAGCTTGTATGAATGCTTGATGATGCCGTCCTGTATCTGGAACTCATCGTTTGCGTACACGGCGTCAACAAGGTGATAATCGTACTCTGGGTTTTTCTGCGCTGCCTTACGATACCCGTCACGGCCTACAAATATTTGAGCTGCCTTGCCGCCATATTTTACAGCCCATACTTCGCGCGTGAATGGGTTTAATCCGGTTGCAATTCCGATCCCCACGAAAATATCAAACTCCGTTTCTGAAAGGTCTGCGCCGTAAATTTTTCTAATCTCTTTCTTTTTCTCTTCGTTTTGCCAAAGTGAAATGTCTGATTCTGCAACTTGTGGTAATGTCTCGCTCATAAAATTGTTTAATTCGCTGGGACGAGGAACGCCCCGTTGAACTTTTGAATTAAATTGATGCGGCGCTCATAGCAGTATGCGAACGCTTCATCGAATGTGTCGAACTGGATCCAATCGTCCATATGAACTTTGCCTTTGTGATCGTCCATAGTGTTGTGGTAAGTGGCCGATGAATAAAACCGTGGTTATCCTTTTTTGCTGTCTACATACTTTTGCATTTTAGCGCGGTTCTGCGCAATGAATTTGTTAAAGAGCTTGTTGATACTGACCTTCGAGAGCAAGCTGTACATCTGAATGAGGTCTTGGTCTTCCTGTGTGATCCGAACGTGGATCATCGGCTTTTCTGATTCTAACATAGTTTGTTATAGTAACATAGTAACATGTTACTATAATGTTATCCACATGTCAAGGAAACTGTTCGTCGATCATGACATCGTCCATAGAATCCGCGAGCGCACCAACTAAAATGCCGGCCGCAGAAAATGCGCCGGCGAGCTGTGGCAGTCTTGTTGCGAATATAACGGCGATCCTTTCGAGTGATGCTGCAATTTCTAAAATCTCCGTGACCATTTCATCTTTTTTGGATAGCTTAGCCGGGCGCTTTTTTTTCGGCGGTGGCGGCAGTTTGAACTCAAATGGTTTAAATACGTCCCCGACGCCCATATTATTGCTCCAGTTGATACTCGCGCAGCTTAATTAAATTCTCCGGCAGCTCGTCTTTGTTGTTCGAGTAATGCACAAGCCCGAGCAGGATTGATTCCAAGTTCATCATGAAGTGCTCGCCGTTGAAACAGAAGATCATGTTTGGTTCCTTAATAATGAAATATGCAAACACGAGCGCTCCGTCGGAATAGATGCCGAAAATCTTTACGTTCGTGTCCGGCTCCCAGTTATCACGCTCCGCGTCTAGTGGGCCTTGTAGTTGTGCAGGTAGTCCTTTGATCATATAGTATCATTGTATCACTTCCGCGTCCGGCTTGTCACTGATCTTTGGCTCCGGGATGTTCAGACTGCCCGGCACTCTGTATTGCAGACGCTCCGCGTTCTCGCGCATAATTCTTTTGGCAACTTTGTTGATGTATTGTTGTGGAGTCATAGGTCTTTAATGTTTCAAATGTTTTTTGACTAACGATTATTCCGTCCGATAATTTAAACATTCTATGAAATGTTTTTGCGCGAAAGTTGCTCGATCGTTTCGCCCACTTCTTTTGGATCCTGCGCTTCTTTGTTTTTGGGAAAAGATATTGTACTGACTTTTCATAAACGCAAGCAGTGTCGTCTATAAAAACTCTAATTCCATCGATCATAAGATCATTTGTCATAAATATGCTTTATGTGTGACTCATTCAAAATATCGTTATCACTGTCGAGCAACTTTACTAGCTCATATACTAGCGGTTCTGTGATATTCATACCCATCTGATCATTGATAGCGCGTCCAAGCTTTATGATAATCTGCGCCCTTGTTTTTGGGTCAATCTCGGTCATCCTAAATACTTCGATTAAATTTTTCATAGATTTGTTGTGACCCATTTAAATTTACAGGTCTTGCATTGAAAGTGAATAATTGATTTTTGAAATATCCGTCGCTCGCGCACGCGATACTTGCTGCACTTCGGACACTTAATGTGGATCGGGGCCTGCTGCTGGGTCATATGCGTTTGTCTGCTTTCATTTTAGCAAGTACTCCGTCCATAAGCGAGTTCGGTTTTACTACCGGCACATAATCAAGCTCACTCACATGCCCGGCAATATCAATCGCATTAAGTAAAAATTGTTTGTCAGTGTAAACAGTTTTGCAGGACTTGCACAAAAGCCACTCGGAGTAGCAACGGTTTTTATTTATGTCGGATTCTTTCCAAACTGTTTTGACTCGTCTGATGATCTCGCCGTTGCATAGTCGGCAAACTGTTGGCGGCGTTTCGTTTGTGATATCGATGAATGAGTAGTGGATGTCTTCGGGTCTCATAGTTGTATGTTATGTCGATTCTCGGGCTTATTTAGGTTGCTGGAGAAAAACCCCCTCTTACTCCCCCACGCATGGGGAAGTTCAGCTGATGCACTCCTTTACCGATTCAGGATCGAGGAGCTGGCAATCTAAGAGAGGGGTTTGTGCCCCACGCTTTGTTCTGGCCGTGCCATTTAACATTCCGCCAGCAATTACGATTCGTCGGGATATCCCGTCGCCTTCGGACACCTTCAATGCAACACTTTCCGCCGTTGCCCAAGTGATGTCAACTCGACCCCTGCGCCCAGTTGTACGATATTTTCGTACCACTGATACAAAAAACCACGCTTGCGCGTGATTGATTGTGATTTATTTGACAGTTCCACGCCGTGAAATTGTCGGCGTATTCGAAATAGTATCTCAACTTTAGGAAACTGTCAACGCAATCACGCGTCTGAAAAGAGTATACACCCAAAGCACAAGGGAGTCCCTGTGGATAAACCATTTTCACCGAGCGGTTGATATGGTTCGATTCCCAACATGTATAAAATAAGTCTAAAACATGTGCAATTAGACACATAGTTACGAATTGTAACCGTCTGCCCCGTTAAAACACACAAACACCCTTTCGGGTGCTTTTGTGAAAAAATTTGACCAGCTGCCACACGCCAGCGACCAATATTCAGAGTATTGGTACTTTCGGTGTTAGGAGGTTTGATAATTGTACCACAAACAAAAAAGATGCGTCCACGCTTAATGGCCGCACCTTTAACGCAAGACAGCGTAGACCCCTAGCATAACAAAACGCCTCCGAAAAAGGGAGGCGTTTTGCACATGATCGGACAACTTACCACGGTTGACTGCCGCGGTATGAATGTGGCAGCGGGAATAAGTATAGCACATCAACGATTCGCCTTTGAATACAGATCCTTGCTGACGAGATTATATTTGCGTGCGTCCTTGAGTAATTGATTGAACTCCTGCGAACTCATGCGCTGTCGGTACTCCGTAAGCAGGCCGAGCTTCTCATCGTTCGTCTGCGCGTAGATCAGGCTGTCGAATTGTGGGCTGATCTCACCGCGCTGCAATGTGAGGTCAAACTTCTTTTCCGCGTACAGTTGCTTGCGCTTGAAGTTTTTATCGCGTGGCTCGCCTTGCAGAACTGCTTTAACGTACTCCACCTTCGCCGCTGTGGGTGATTTACCCTCCCGAACGTCATCTAAGAGCTTATTGAGTGTCTCGCGCTTCTCAATGCGTTGTACGGCCTCATCCGACTGGAATTGCTTTTGCAGCTGCATGATGGATTCCTTCTCGCCGTAGTCGGTCACGCGGATAAAGCGGCCGATCACGTTCGAGACTACCGGAAGCGACAACGTACGTTCGAGCGGGGTTTTTTTGTAGGTCGTGTCCTCACCATAGAAGAATTTGAGCACCACTGATCCGCCAATCTCATTCCACTGCCATTTCAGGTATGGCTCCCATGCGTATTTACCACCTGCCTTGAGCTGATCCTCCGTGAGCACGTCGCGTCCGCGGAACTCATCGTATGGCGAGCGCCCGAGCATCATCGTGCCGAGGTTTCCAACAAGGCTGACCGCAGGATTGATACCCGGGAGCTGTCCGCCGAACAAAGACGCAACGTCCATGATGTCTCGCATTGCTGGCTGATTGTTTTTAGCTGCCGACAAAACCTTCCACACCATCGCACCAATAAAGCGCCCGGATTCGTCCTGTGGCACACGGAAATATACCGCCTTGCCGTTTTCATCAAGGCCAATCGGGATAGTGATGTAGTTCGTTTTGTCGCCTTCCACCATTTTGCCAAACAATTCTTCGAGGTCGTCACCAAACAAGCCTTGTGCTGCGGCGTACATGAGCACATGCGGCAAAATATTAACGGATGCAGTTTTCCACCAATACCCCGCGCGTGTCGTCGGATCTGTTGCCACCTGATAATCTGCTGTGATGCCTTGCAAAATAGCATTTGAGAAGATCAGCCAATTATTTGTGACCGGCGTGAGAAATCCGCCTGCGAGAAAATCCGGCGATCCAATCTTTGTGCGCACGAAGTCGTTCAGTTCTTTTTGGCTCATCGTGCCTTTAAGCTCCACGTAGCCGGCAACTTTCGGAAGTGTTTCAATCGCATTGCCAAGGTTTTCAATAAAGCCCAGTGTCGCAGCCCACTCTTTCTTGAGCTTACCGCCCGTGACTTCACCTTCGTTGATACCAAGCCGAAGTAAAATCTGTTCGTACTCTTTCTCCGGAATATCGTTGCCTTCCACTAGCTGATTGAACGTCACGGATAATGCGCCCTGTCCTTCCATTTCACGGATGATCGCGCTGTCCTTGTTAAAGCCACGCGCATATGCCGCCGGTACAGCCTTCGCGTAAGCCTTGAGTGTGCCAATCAGTGTTGCATTCGGTACGTTTTTCCAGTAGCGCCAAAAATCACGAACGATATTGAACGACTGAAAGCCAAGATTGAACGTGATGAACACAGGGCGAAACCAGCTGCGATTCGTCCAGCGCAAAATCTTTGTAATCGCTCCGATCTCTTCGATACGTGCATTTTTGAGCGACCGCGCAATGTAGGTGTCAACATAGATACCCTCCACCTTGCCATTGTTGTGATAGGTGATCAGCTCCAAACCGCTGCCTGACTGCGGATCCTTGTACTCGTTGAACTTGCCATTGAAAAAGAACTGCGCATCTTGCACGTCGGACGGTGCGTATTCTTTTAGAAATTCGATCGCCTTGAGACGCGCATTGTTGTACTCCGTCGCGCGTACGATCGCGGCCACCTTGTCGAGCGTGGTGTTTACTGGATTGTCGATGTCGGACAACGTACCTTTTTTTGTTTTCACGGTGTAGCTCGTGCGCCCGTCTTTATATTTGGTCACGCGAAACGGCACGTAAAAGTCATTGGTGTTCACCAAATTCATGAGCTCCTCGCTATACAGATCCTTGCCCTTGATAAACACTTGCTTGAGACTGTAGCGCCACTCTGCGGCTGCTTGTTCAAGCGCGCGGAACCGATCCTCGCCAAGCTCCTCGCGCATGCTGCCGAGCTGCTCCTTTGCTTCATCTGTCTGCGGATCAATCTCACCAAGGTCGCCATACATGTCTTGAACAAACTCCGGTTGAAAGCCGCCTGGATTCGCCACCTGCCCACGGTCTCCATGAAGAATACGATCGTAAAATAATATTTCGCCCAAGTCCTCGCTCGACATGCCAAGCTCCTGAATGCGAGACAATATCGGCTGGAACTTTTCCTGGATGGTGTTTTTAATTTTACCTCCCACGTAATTGCGCTCGTTCAGATAATACGTCGGGTTGTCTTCTGCGGGAACGTCAACGCCTTTGCTTTTCAAATCTGCCACCTTGTCCATGAAAGGCATGTTGATGTTCACGTGCTCGCTCTTCCACTGCTCATAAGTTGTATATTTGTGCTGCTTGCTCTCCGCGCGGCGCATTTCTTCGATCTGGCGGGCTTTGATATCGGCAGACGCAAACATGCCGCGCACGGTGCCACGGCGGGCTTTGATGATCGCTGACGGTTCCCCGCGCAGAAACGCTTGCAGTTCAAAATATGTACTCCTAACCTCTGGCTTTTCGTCGAGCGCCTTGAAAAATGCGTCGTAGAATTTCGGCGCCTTCTCTTCGATAAGTCCCGGGCTCACCAATAATCCAGACAGTGCGTCCGCGTACAATTCGACACCACTCTTGCGATACTGCGTGAACGATTTTGATGATAGTGTTTCATCGAACGGTCGCCAAAACTTTGACCATTCCCACAGCTCTGCGCGGATATCACTGTTCGATGACGTGATCAGTGACGCACCTTCAAACTCGTTGCCTCCAAACGTACCCTTTAAAAAGCTATGGAGACTGCCAAGACGTCCGAGCAGGTTGCCGCGCTTCATGGTCTCGTCCGGGAGCCAGTCGATGAGGTGACCAATTTCATGCGCCAAAATTTTTGTTGCCTGATCCGTGTTGTCGAATACTGACGGATTCAGCTCAATGCCAACGCCCGGCTTGAACACGCCCCCGCGATTCGGGTTGCGTTGTCCGCGGATTGCGGGTGTGCCGAACAGATCCTTCGCGAGCTGCACCATTTCAGGGAACTCAACCGGCTTGATCGTGTTCATGCTGCCTGCTTTGATTTCGGTACCGTCCGCGAATATACCAATGTCCGCAGTATCACTTGTGCCACCCTGGTATGCAGGGAGTACGTCAACAATAACCGGCGCAACTTCCGGATCTGAATTAGGGCGCTTTGGTTTGGTATCAATCGCATTTCCCAGTGCGTCGCCAAATACCATGATCGGCGTATCCGCTGCATCTGCCGGTACGTCAATCTGGTACCATGAAACACCCTGGTCGTCCGTCACGCGCTCCGCGCTATATCGCTTCTTGAGATACTTGCCGACTTCGCTTTCGTAGAATTTATAGATCGGATTGTTGGTATCGACTTTGCCGGAGATGTCAAAGGTTTCTGAACTGCGCGCCAAAAAGCTTTTTCGGTTATCGAGCATTGATTGAACAAAGTCTGCATGATCTGGATTTTTTTCCGTAAGTCGATTTTCGTATGCGGATAGATCAAGGTAATGTAATATTGATTCACCTTTTTCCAAATAACTTTCGATTAAAGTTTTTGGTATTGCCTTAAACTTTCCGTCACCAAGAACTTCTGTGATAATCCAATTTCCACCCTGCCCTCGTAGCCAGCGCCCGACTACTAGATCACTTGGTTCTGCAACCTTTGGAATTTGCGTACTAAAATTTGGCTGCGCCTCTGGTGTGTATTCAAAACTTTCGGCCTGACCAAGTCCTTCAATCTTCATCGCGGTCTCACCTGTAGGGAATTGTAGCGTCGAGATGTCGTCTTCTGCCGCTTGTTTCACTTCGGCTTTCACAACACGCTCTTGCCAGGTGTCCTCGTATGGAATGAGCTGTGCAATTTCTTTACCACGATCAATTTCTTCGTTGGTATTATTGCGATTATCCAGTGGTCTATTACCGAAAGCTTCCTTATCCAATCGACCTTTCTGCATGAGATCGCTCTGCATCTCGATCACACGGCGCGTTTCGCCGTCGGCCATATCCTCCGTGCGAGTATGCGCGAAATAATTGTCCATGCCGAAATCGCTGAAATGTACATTGCCCGCCGATGTTTTAACCGGGCTGCCATAAAGGTGCTCGGCATATTCTACGACGTCTCCCCTGATATCTTTCGGTAAAGTAACGTTTTCATATCGGCGGACATCTTCACCATTCATCACATCGTCCGGAACCGTAGTACGTTCCAGTGGCAATAGTTCTTTTTGCATCGCGTCCGCAAATTCCTGCACGCTCACCTTTTTTTCCGGGAAGTTTTCGAGCACGCTCAACACGATATCCCGCTCTGGCTTTCGAATATCCGACGAGTTTGATAAATCCTTGATGAATTGCTTCGAGACAGTGGTGCGCCCCTTTAAGCGTTCGAGGATTGTTGACGAGAGTTCGGAGCTCCCTTTGTACCCTTCAACTTCTGCTGTATTTGATCGCGCAGTGCTCTGATCCGGTGCAGGCGCGACAGTGCTTTCTTCGGCATATTGTTCCAATTTATTTTCCTGATCATTTAAATAAACGTCGAATTTCTGCAACTGTTCAGGGGTTGCAGTTTCGATTTGTTTGCCAATGCGATCATCCCGGCTGTCGATAATTGACGCATATGATTCAGATTGCTCATATCGAGCATCGTCAAAGGCCGTGGTTAGCGCGACGGTTTGTTTTCGCTCATCGCTTTCTGGCGCAGCTTGTACTCCAGGTACGCCTTCTGTTTTTGTATCTGCTTGTTCAGATCCTGCAAGAGTTTCGGTAATTTGTTTGCCATATTCGTTTGCAATTTCTTTTTTAATTTCTTCGATTTTTTCAACGATCGCCCGGTAATTCGGGTCGGTATCCATGAGCTGCTCGTGCATGTACTGTTTCTCCTTCGGCAAGCGGCGCTCGCCCGCAAGCTCAAGCACGGTGTCGATTAAATGATCGGGATTTTCAAAGCCGCCGATCTGTGTCAGCTCATCAACGCTCGTGACGGTAGTATACCCCGCTCCCTGCAAAGATTCTGCATTTTCACCCGTAGCAAGTATAACACTCTCGCCGCGCTGCATAACGCGTGCCTCGCGTACCCAGTCTGGTGCAGTCTTCTCCTTGCGAAATTCAGGCGTCTGCTTGATTGCGCGAGCGAGCTGCTGCACATCAAAACCTATGCGCGCCTCAACGTCGGTCCTGCGTCCCTGCTGCGCCTCGCGCTTCGCGTAATATTCGGCTGTGCCTTCGCCGACGTCCATGAAGTCGCTCAAATAATCAGTGCGAGATTTTGACAACTGATCCGCGATGTTCTGCAATTCACTCTGCTGTGAGAGTTCTCTGATCCGTCCCTCTGGAATATCGCGCGCTTCTGTCTCGGTAATAAGATTCTGGTAGGCCTCAACTTCCTGTGGTGTGGCAAGACGCGCCTGATAAGATGCAACCTTCTCGGGCTGCGCGGTAATAAGATTGATCGCGCTGATCGTCGGCATGACAGTTTCGCCCACGTAGTTTTGCTGCTGCACTTCCAAGATGTCCCCGTTAGCATTCACGACAAACTCGCCCTTTATAACCGGGAGTGTCTCGCCCGTTGCAGGCAGATCAAATTTGCGCGTCTGTATCTCGCCCGCGCGAAATGGCGTCGGATTCTGTGCGTACTCACGGAGCGCCTGGTCAATTTGTTGCCCATTGTCAACTATCGCGGCGGCAACCTGCGTCTCAACCAATTCAAGCTCGCGTGGCATAACACCCGCGTCAATCGCCTCTTTTTTAATATCAGCGACGTGGGACGTCGGAGCATAGAAAGTATTGTGCGCCATGTCCACCAATCCACCAGTAGCAGTACCGATTAAAAAGTTCAATCCTAAACCTTCCGTCATGCTGCGCGTTTTATCATACCCAACTTTGGCGATGATGTTCATCCATGCGTTCTGGACTTCTTCCTGTGTACCTTCGAGCACGGCAGTGCTAGCTACCTTTTTCCAGCCAGCTCCAACATATTTGCCGGACACCAAATTGTCGAGTGGAATTTTTTCCAAAAGAATGTTGCCGACCGTAGACAGTCCACCAATGGCAGATGCTTTCTGTACCGATGCGCCGGACTGGATCGCTTCATCGTACTGCTGCGCGCCACCAAGAAGACCGAGCGCGGATGCACCAGCCCATGGATTTTTCGTAGTTGCAGTGATCATTGCAGCTCCGGCAAGTGACGGGATGCTTTCGGCGATACCAACAACAATCTTTTTATCGAGGTTGTTATAGCCCGGCGTTGTGAGCGAGGGATGCGGTGTTAAAAACGCACTGTTTCCAATGTCGTCTGCAAAAAACTCTTTCACATTTTTACCAAGCGCCTGTACCTCTTCGCTGATCTTAAGTGATGTCTCGCGCCTGGACTTGCTTGCCCCCGCAAGATAGCCAAACTTTCCAGGATTGTCCTGCGCCAGCTGTTCTTCTAGGGAAGTTCTCTTTGCATTGTCTGTCGCAACGTCGCCCACCCACTTAATGATATCGCCAAAACCGCCGAGGATGCCTTTGAATGTGCCGCGCAATGCGCCTTTCGTTACTTCCTTCTGTGTGTTGAACTCATCGGATTTCGCTGCCTGCTGGATTGTTTCCGGCTGTTCAAATAAATTCTTCGCCTTGCCAAAATCACCTGCCACGTTGAATGCAGCATTGAGCACGTCGCTGAACTTCGGACCAGATGTTTTCGGGATAGCGAGGGACGGAGTTGTTGTGCCACTCGTCGCCATGTTGCCGACGGGATCCATTTTTGCGAGTGCTTGCGCCGGGAGTGATGAGGCGTTCTTTTTAATCTGCGCCGGTGTAATGCTGATCGAAGCTGCTGCACCCGGCTGCTTCACGGGAGCGATGACTGTCGAGGTTGGCACGATACCTTTGCTCTTCAACTCCTCTGCAACGCCACCATACAAATCCGTTTTTACGGATGACTTAACATTGGTGCTCGTCGGTTTGGAGGTTGGTACGATACCTTTTTTTTTTAATTCTTCGTCCACGCCTTCAAATAGATTTTGCATATTTAGTCCCCGTAGTATTGATTTTTTGGATCTTTAAACGTGTCGCCGAACGCGGTCACAAAGTCGTATGAATCGCCGCCGTTTGCCACATACTTTTGTTTGACAGCCTTCCATGCGTCCGGAGCAACATGTCCGTCAGCCCCGGCATATGATTTGAGAAACGCGCTTGCCTGCTGATTATTTTGGATCTTGTATTCCCATTCTGTGAGCTTGCCGGATCCACCACCACTGCCTGTCGGGAGAGTGTCCTGTCCAAGTTTGAGTTCTTTCGTCGTGATCTTACCGTCCGGGTCACGCATCACAATATCAGCATACTTCACGCCATTCGGAGCTGTGCGGGTAGTCGTCGAAATAATATCGCCCTTGCCAACGCTTGACTTGACGAGCGATAGGAAGTCCACGGGAAGACCTGCCTGGAGTAATAAATTGCGCGCGCCTGTCTGACTTGCTTGTGGGAGCGACGCGAAGTCGAGGTTGTTGTCCTTGAGATAGCTTGCGAGGATCTGAACATTCGCGCGGGAATTGTCCTGCGCTGCGAGTGCGAGCTGTGCGTTCTGATAATCCAAATCTGACGCATACTTGTCGCGCGCAAATTCATCGTCGGATGCCTTCTGAACAAGCTGGATCGCCTGGAGGTTTCGGTTGAACTGATCGCCATAGGTTGCGGATGCGTTCTGAAAATCCTGATTCGTGAGGCTCATGATTGTCGCGATCATGCTTTGCTTCTGCGTGAGTTGACTTGTCGCATAGTTTTTCTGACGATTCAGAAAATCTATGCGTTCGTTTGCTGCACGCTCTTGCTCTGACACACGGCCTGCGATGACGTTCATTGCGACTGTCTTGCCTTTCTCGGCGTTGATGTTTACGCGTCCCTGCGCCTGCGCTTCTGCGATTTGCGCGTCGAGGTCGTTGATCTGTGTCTGTAAGGCTTCCACGCCGCTATCCGTGAGCTGCTTCTTGTAAGTGTCGACAAGATTCGGAGCCACGGGTGCTGCGGACGTCGGAGCAATAGCGTTCTTCATCGCTGCGATCTGATCAGCGAGTGGTACGCGTGCGGTTGGTGTGTCCTTCTCTTTATTTTTGTTGGTTGCGTTCTCGTGAAATTTGTTGAGGAGTTCCTGCAAGGCGTCCATGTTCGCGGCATTCTGTCCGTTTGCCATGCCATTGTCGTCAATTGGCGGCTGTGTATCGCCACCTGTGGGAGTTGCACCCGTCTGTCCCGGTACTGCTGCGGGAGCCTTGTAAATATTCAAATCGCCCGGGGTGTACTTCTCGCCTGTGATCGGTGAGGTACCTGTCGGCACTGTCTTGAGGCTACCGATCGGAGCAGCAGGAGTTTGTCCGTTTGCTTTCATCGCAATCTGCGCGCTCACGGATCCAATGGCAATTTCATCGGTCACACCCGGAAAAGATTTTTTGTACTGCGCGAGCATTGATTTAAATTCTGGGGTCGTTTGATCTGTCCCAGGTTGTGGGACGGTTGCGCTGCCTGCCGGCGTTGGAGCTGCTAGTGTTGAAAATTGTGGTGTTGCCGCTTCTTTTGCTTGCTGTGCGTTGTACTGCGCATTCATGTCACCCTTCACCTTCGCATTGTTCGCGGCTTGTGCGGGGGTAGTAGGGTCAAAGTTTGTATCATAAACACCAAAACCGCCGGTACCGTTGACGATGTCCTGTAAATTTCCAGCGCCGGCATTCGCACTAAGATTTTTACTAAGCAATGATTGTGCGAGACTTTTAATACCACCTGCATCAAGCGCGCTACCCTTAATAAGGCTGCTATCAATACCGCCTTTAAAACTCACATTTTTGTCCGAAAGACCAAGCGCTGTGAGTGCATCACTTGAAACGGGTTGATAGTAAGCCTGGCGCCCTGCATCATCTTGAATGTCCGCGTATATTTGATTGTCCCCTGAACGGCGGACTAATTTTATTCCTGGCATATTTTTGGCTGATTAGTTTTATTATATCATTGTGGTTATGTTACCGCGATGAGATATCCTTTTATGTATGCAGAGATTGTCTGACTTGTCGCGGTTGCGCCAGTTCCGATATTGATATAAACGTCTGTGCCTGGTTCGATAACATAGGATGCGCCGGATGTTCGTAGAGTAAACATTATGCCCGTGTTATCGAGGCCGGTTAATGTTGTGCTAGGGATAATGTCGGTGTAACTGCGTCCCGATGTTCCCACTGATACCTGTGCAACAACAGTGACTGTGTCGTCTTCGGTGCATAGTACAACGAGTTCCGTTGCAACCATATAATATCCGCTCGGTACTGAATAAACACGCGTCGCACCCGTAGTTTTTGCATCGATGCCGTCAGCGCTACCAAGAATAGCAGAAACATTTGGAATCAGATTGTTTTCATCTTTGAACGCGTAGTCTTTATTCATATTAAGCGAAGGTGATATTTTTCTGACGAATAGCGAGACCGTCCGCACCAGTTCCACCAGAAGCGGCAGGATTGCTTGCAGACCAACTTCCAGCAGCGCCGGCAGTACCCGCGCCATTCCAGGAACCAGCACCACCTCCACCTGCGCCACTAGCAAATGCATTAGGCGCGCTCGGATTACAAATTCCACCAGTACCTAGAGCACCGCCGGTTATCGTGTAAGTTCCCGAATCAGCTGTAAGCGTTCTATATAAAACACCGATCATACCACCGCCACCACCACCTCCACCTGCGCCTCCCGAACCTGTAGTGGCTCCAGCGTCAGTTCCGTTTGTTCCTGCTTGTCCTGCCACCGAGATTGAACCTGTTGTGAAGTTCCATGCTCCGTTACATTCAAAAATAAGAACACCACCACCACGCCCACCTATACCTCCAGCAATACCGTTTGATGCCGGAAAACCTGACCCATTGTTATTGAACCCACCACCACCTGAACCACCACCCGCTCCTGGGGCTGCGATAAATGTTTTGTGTTGTTGGAATAAATAAAGAGTTCTAAGAGCAAGTTGAGCACCCGCCGCACCACCCGCCGCACCGGACGTATTTGCCCCACTTGTTCCATTATGTGTTAAGGCATCATAAATATACGAAGCGTTTGTTGCTGTATCCGCGCCACAACCAGAAGCATTGAAAGCAACTGCAGAGGTCGTCATCGTCATTGCGCCCTGACACTTAATCAAAATGAAGGTTCCGTTTGCATGAGGATTTGTGAACACAACCGTTGCTGTGCCCGTGATCGAGACTGTCGTGTAATTTTTTACAAAATACGCAGCGCCACCAAGGTCGATCGTTGTTGTACCCGATGAGGTAGAAAGCGCGCCGTCTGATCCGTCTCCACCAAACGTACCTTGCGATGTTGTGACTGTGTTGTTTGCGTAAACATTAAATGTCCCGGCTGAATCGTCCCATTTCGCGTATGCGCCGGTTGCATCGTCGCCCATGATAACGTCACCCGCGTCCGCACCCGAAACAATAACTTCAAAAATGGTGCTGCCCGCTCCGTTGATACCTTGAAAAGCTGTCGAGGTCATCTGGAAGCGCGCGCCAGAAGCAGCCGTGCGGATTGTTGCACCCGTTACTGTTCCAGCCGTGATTGTACCCATGTCGGCAGTAATCGCCGAGAGTTGCGAGATTGTGAGCTTGCCAGCCGTGATTGTTGCATTGGCGATTTCCGCGGCGGTAATGGTCAAACTTGCGATATTCGTTGCGGTAATCGTAGCTGTCGCGATTTGAGTTGCCGTGATTGTCGCCGACGCGATGTTTGATGCAGTAATGGTACCGGATGCAATTTTTGCCCCAGTGATCGTCGCGTTGGCAATTTCGGTCGCTGTAATGGTAGCTGCTGCAATCTGCGTCGCTGTAATGGTTGCGTTCACGATATTCGCTGCCGCGATCGTATTGTTCGCAATGTTCGATCCCGTAATTGTTGAGTTAGCAATCTGCGTCGTCGTGATTGTTGCGTTAGAAATGTTTGCCGATGTGATCGTTGTGCTCGCGATCTGTCCACCTGTAATTCCAGCGGTAGCAGAAATCTGCGACGTGGTGATCGTCGCGTTTGTAATGTTTGCGGCTGTGATTGTGGTGTTCGCGATTTGAGAGCCTGTGATGCCAGCAGTCCCGGAGATCTGCGTGGTTGTGATCGTGGCATTGGCAATATTTGTCGCGGTAATTGTTGCACTCGCAATATCCGCTCCAGTAATCGTCGCGTCTTGAATGTTCGTTGATGTGATCGTACCCGAGGCAATCTTTGCGCCTGTAATAGTTGCAGCAGCAATTTCGGTCGCAGTAATGGTACCGGCTGCAATTTGTGTGGCGGTAATTGTTGCTGCTGTGATGTTTGTTGCGGTAATCGTTGCGACACCAATTTGAGATCCGGTAATCGTTGCTGCTTGAATCTGCTCACCATGAATCTGCGGCATGTCCCACGTCTTGAGGAATGTTCCGCTGTTGTTCATACCAATGAGCCACGTCGTTGCAACTGTTGGCACGGTCGCTGAACCTGAAATCGCTGTCGGCGATGTAGAATCCCAAACAATATAGCGCGCGGAAGTGTTGCTGCTCGTGATTGTATGCTCCGTTCCATTGAACTGAATCGTTACCCCCGACCAGGCAACTGAACCAGCACTAGGAGAGTTGTCTGTAAATGTTCCGGCTGACACCATGAACAAAGGCATGGTCGTTTTAATTGGCGTAATAGCCCCGGAAGAAATCTTTGCACCGTTGATTGTAAGGTTGGCAATCTCGGCCGCTGTAATCGTGAGGGCTGTGATGTTTGTTGCAGTGATTGTGGTTGCGGCAATGTTCGCGCCGGTAATCGTGCTCGAAGCGATGTTTGCACCTGTAATCGTACCGGATGCAATTTCAGCAGTAGTAATTGTGGCGCTGACAATGTTCGCTGCCGAGATCGTTGCAGAAGCGATATTGCCACCCGTAATGGTAGCGGCTGCAATATTTCCTCCGGTAATGGTTGCTGACGCGATGTTTGCGCCTGCGATAGTTGCGGATGCTATGTTCGCGCCCGTAATCGTAGCAGATGCAATTTTCGCTCCGGTTATAGTACCGTTCGCAATTTCGGCGGCAGTAATAGTCGCGGCGGTAATATTCGAGGCGGTAATTGTTCCGGCAGCAATCTTTGCGCCCGTGATCGTTGCATTCGCTATCTCGGTCGCGGTTATCGTAGCTGCTGTGATGTTCGTTGCGGTAATAGTACCAGCCGCAATTTTAGAACCTGTGATCGTTGCATTCGCAATTTCAGCTGCGGTGATTGTCGCCGCGGTAATATTTGCGGCTGTGATCGTAGCGAGCGCTATCTTTCCACCTGTAATAGTCGCGTTCGCTATTTCTGTTCCAGTAATTGTGGCTGCGGTAATGTTAGCTGCGGTAATAGTTGCTGTTGCGATTTTTCCGCCGGTAATGGTCGCATTTGCAATCGAAGCGGCAGTGACAGAAAGGGACGCAAGATATTGACCGTCGACTGACGATCCTGCTTGCAGTCCTGTAATGATGATGCTAGAAACTTTCATTGCGCCACTTTCCTTGATCCACATCGAAGCTGTCACCCTGTCGGCAAAAGCTGCGCCCGACCAGAAACGAACATCGTCGCCACCTGCAACACCAGCGATCTCACTCGCTGAAAGTGCGCGTGAGAAGTATGCCGCGTCGTCTATCGCGCCATTAAGGTATTCGCTAAGTGAAACAGCAGCAACTTTGTGACCAAAAACTAGGCGTGGTGTTGTGAAATTGTAGGTGCTTGAACATGCAACAGAACCCGCAAGCGTTCCGTTTACATAAAGGCGAAGTGTTGTGCCGTCATACGTACCGATGAGCGACGTGTATGTCCCGGCAGCAACCGAACTTGCGGCTGATGATGCCTCTTTTGTTGCTCCGTCATAGGCATAGAGTGAGGCACTACCGTTGCCATAGATACGAATACCCTTGTCATACGTTGTGGTGTCGGCAGCCTCCTGTGTCATTACTACGTCAAAATAACTCGTTGCCGTTGTAGGCAGTGCGGTGAGTTTTACCCAGACAGCGATTGTAAAATTAGCCGTTCCTGATATATCGAACGAGCTTGATTGAGAATAAATTTGACTTGATGTGCCATTAAATCCTGCACCATTATTGAACTTTCCGTTTCCTGCGGAATAGGTGATCGCGGTATCTGTTCCATTGTTCGAGCCAACACTATCCACTGAACTTGCTTCAAGTCTCCAATACGAAACGATGTTCGGATCCGAGAAAAGTGTCGAGCTAAAAAGCTCCGTTGCAGATGTGACGGTTGACGCAAGACCGAATGAGTTTGCTGTATCGCGGATGTAGTCGGACCCAATATCGAAACCACCGATAACACCTCCGGCTGTGACAGTAATTGCGCCAGAAATTATTGCGCCGGTCGCGCGGAGAATACCCGCGTTCGTGACTGAAAAAGGATTTGTCGCTGTATTAAAAGCGTCTTCGCCCGCCCATTGATTGCCGTTGATATCGACGTGCCAGCTTGTTGTGTCGCTTCCGCCAATGTCAATCGTGCTCGCGCTGATCGAGCCCGAGATCGTTGCGCCTGTGGCATAGAGTTGTCCGGCCATGTTGACGCGGAATGTTGCATCATTGAACTGTTTGCTGCCAAGCCAAATTCCCTGCTTGTCCGCATGGAATACCGTGTCTCCCACACCAACTGTTAATTCTTTCAGACTTGACAATAAGGTTTCACCTCCCGTTTTTCCGGGTACATCAGCCGGTTTGTCCGTGATTTGTGGATCAGTATCAGAAAAGAGCGGGCTTGAGGCAGCCGGTGGCATCTCGTCTACGTTGATAAAAATCCGGGGGCTGCTCATACAAATCGCAAAATAATTGATTCAATTTCCGGTGTGTTGTTACTGGACGCATTGAACAAGAGCTTGAGCTGCAAGGTGTTTACGTCCGGCAGATCAATGGTTGCACGAGACACAAGGCGATTCGCGTCGGTTTCCAGTGTGACGCCTGCATACGCGGTGTGGTTGACCTTCTTTGTCAGTGTCAGCGTTGCGCCGTTCAGCGTTCTATATGCGATCTCCACTTTGAGCTTCTTCGTCATGAACCGGTTGTACTGCATCACGCGCGTGACCATGTACGCGCCCGCGTGCTTCGCTGTGCTGTCGAGTTTGTCCACGCCATAGACTGTTCCGCTCGTGGTATCCTTCCATGCGACAAACAGATCATCGCCTGCGGCCAGGATTGAGCCTATGAGAACGTTTGAGGCGTTACCAGGGGATAACAGATATTCCACGTTCAAAACCGTCTGGTAGGCTGCGCTGTGAGCTGCCAGGCTATATAGGCCGAGCGTAGCCGGGTTGCCCGATGAGTTCGAGAGGCCAAACAAAGGCATACCGTGAAAGTTTGCGACGGATCCGTTGTACACGACTGCCTTGTTGGTGCCGGAATAATCACCCTTGATTTGCTTTGAGTGGCGCAGCGCGACGCCGTCATACACATACAGATTGCCCTTTGTTCCTGCGGATACGATAACCTGGTTATCATTTGAGAGAAACGCGTTGACGCCAACTTCCGGCACAGAATCGCTCACGCTGTAGCTGTCACTCCACGTATTCCAGCGAAAGATCGCGCACTGTCCGACGTTGCTTGCAATGTAGGTACCAATGAGCAGATCCGTGTTCATGAACCCAAGCGCGCTCACGCGGTAGCGAGCGTCAATGTCCAATGCATTCGCCGAGAACACGCCCGCGTCCACCTGCGCGACGTAGTATTTATCGCCAATATAAAGCACTTCATTGAGTTCAAACATCGGATGATAGGTTGCGTCCGTATTCGTGAAGGTTGCAAAGCTGTCATTGCGCGTGCTCCATGCTGCGCCGACTGCGACGCGTCCGAGACGAGACTGCATCGCGTAGTAGATATAACCCTGATATTCTGCCGCTGCCAAAATACCGACGTTCCCGGCTGCTGGCGCGGCTGTAGCTTCCACGCTCCACGTACCGCCCGACGTGCGCTTGAAAATCTTGCCATTGGTCGAACCAAAGAAGTACGAGCTGCCGTCCGAACACGCGAGGCCGGCGATACAAAAATCATCAACGGTTGAACCGCTGTCCTTCGTAAGTTTCTGATTCACCTTTAAAATTCCTGGCTCGCTATGCAGATCCAGTCCAACCAGTTCAGCGCTCGAATTTGTGGGGCCACTATAGATGCTGTCCGCAAGGCCGCCTAAATTCCAGTCTGCGATGATGACACTTGAGAGATCTGCCATAGGTCAATAAATTATTTAGTTTTGTTGCCATTGAGCATGGCAATGGCAACAGGGGAAACAATTTACATTGCTGCTGCGTCTGCTGCTTCCTGATCCTGCGGCGCTGCTTCTGCATCTTTCTCTGGTGACGGTTCCTCCGGCGCTGGCTCTTCTGCGTCGGCTTCATCCGAATAACCACCTGATGCAATGATTTCTTTTACATCATCCGACTGCACAGCCTCCCATGCTTCGCGTGTTGATGCTTCATAGCGTTCGAGGAAAACGAGCTCGCCCGCTTCGTTGGTCTGCTGATATGGTAATAGAGATTCAACGCGGCCGATATCGTTCGATGATTCTGATTCGAGGTCTTTGATGTAGAACATAGGAAGGGGATTATTTTTTAGTTTTTTCTTTTGGCGTGATTGCTGCGATGAACTCTTCGAGGGTCATTTCGATGCGCTCCGCACCGATGTCGATCACAACTTCGAGATGCTTGTCTGCGTCAATGCGCGCCATTTGTGCGATCTTCTGTCGGCGCTGACAGTTTGGTGAGAGATCAAGGTACAAGCCGATCGCGACTGTATCCTCTGATTTGTTTTCTACGATATCCATAGATGCTTATTTAAGGCCTTGCTGCGTCTTAAACCGCAAAGCAAAGTTGAGTAAACCTGCAACGATCAAGGCTGCCTGTGCTGCCTCCGGAAAAAGTTTGGTTACTTCCGCAGCGGCGCCAAGCGCGATTATTGCAACGTTCAGCCAAACAGTTTTTGATTTGTACCAAGATTTTTGTTCCATATTAGAATTTTTTAGCGAGCTCGATTAATTCTTCGATGATGTGATTCGCATTACGTCCCTGTGAAGGGCAATTGTCGCGTCGACCTCCCGACAACTGATAATGTCCAATTACATGATCCCGATCCAAGGGAAACTTCCACCGGCGCGCGATGTTCGCGATGAGCTCCGCGCTTGCCGCTTTCATCTCCGGCGTCCACACATCCGTCTGAAACCCCTCGTGTTCGATGCCGATCGTTTCAAACTTCGGATCAACGCGTGGGTCGATCAGCTTCCACGTAGGCTTGATGAGCGTCCCACAATGCCACGCGCTGTCGAGCTCGCCCACCCACTGACGCACCTGCCCCTTGCGGGACACGCCATAGTGAGTAGATGCGCCGGACGCTGGATTATGAAACCACGCATCAGTGCCGTTGTAGTACCCGGACATGATGTGTATCACGATCGCACGCGGCTTGTGACCGGCGCGACCTTTCGTGTAGTTGTGTGCGATCCGTCGCTGTTCAATTTTCAACATAGTTAATTGACGATTATTTGTTGTGGATTACCTTCTGCGTCCACAACATCAAACGCTGCAAGATCATTTTTTGAAACTGTAAGAGGGCCGACCGTCGTGAAGGGAAGTTTGACTGAAACCCCCGCGACCGCAAGTTGCTCTGCTACATCTTTTTTTGTTGAGAATCCTGCGATTGTAGCCATATTATTTTATGAACAGTTTTATGAGAACGATTGCGGACTGGAGAATCAGGAATGCGCCGATACCCTTGATCCAACCAATATCAGATTTGAGCAGTGCCATGTCGATCGAGAGATGCGCGAGGTGATTATCCTTAATGGTGCCGACGATTTCACGTATGCCGCCGAGCTCTTCATGTAGGTTGTCTATTTGACCCTGGTATGTTTCTTCCATAGCAGTCTTCGGTTATTAAGCACTTGTTGTAAAACTTGCGCTGTACGCCGTAAGCGCAGTACCAAGTCTACTTAATATAGATGCGCTAAGTGAAACATCATAGGTTGCTCCGCTTAATAATGCACTCGTCGGGGTGAATATAAGCGTTCGCGAGACGGAAAATGAGAGCGTGCCTGTTACTGGTGTGGCACCGTTCATCACGGAGAATGCCCCGTTGATTACAGTGGATTGGTCGACCTCTTCGCTAAAAACTACCTCAATATCCGTATTTATTGCTGCGTCGAGTTGGTTTATCGCCGGCGTCACCATGACCGCAGTGAATGGAGTTGCCGCTGGCCTACTCACATCAGCTTCGTACGCGGCAATTGTTACATTATCTGCTGCGATCAGACCGTCAAGGGTAGCGATACGGGCAACTAGCGCGGCTCTTTCTACTTGATATGCCACCACATTTGCTCTCATATCAAGAATGCTAACCTCGGTAGTAATTGTTTGAGTAACTTGAACTGTGTTTCGATTAACCCATGTCGCCATATAGATGAAATTAAAGTGCCTTTGTACCAATCACGTAATACCAGCTTGCCCCGTCGGTCCAGCAAAGCATACTGGCAAGCCCACCACCAGCATCATTGATTATCCCGACGAAACCGGCACCAACTGATGCCGGCTGCCCGAAGGCACTGTCTAACTCTGCATCTAACGGAGCGGCGGCTGTTACGTCGGCCGCCGATAATTTAACCGGCGCACCCAGCGATCCGTCGTCATTTAGTAATGCGTATCCTTTCATAGAATTATTTGTTAGATTGCTGTTCTAGCAACTTCTCTCCATGCCTGTCCGTTTGCTGTTGTCGTACAAAGAACCAATGTCAATGTATCGTTTGCAGTCATAGAGAAGTGTGAAGCGCCAGCAAGAAGGATTGTGATGTCGTCTCCGCTTGTTGCAGTACCGTTTGTAATGAGGACGTTTTCGTTTGCAACTAAGGTGATTTGATGTCCGTCCTGATACCCAGTTTTAGTGATGAGAGTTACTGATGTGGTTCCTGTAAGCTCGAAGATATTTCCGTCTCTTGGAATAACGATTGTGCCGGCACTAGCAATGTCTGTACCCTGCTTGTTGATAATCGCGCCGTCGAATCTTGATGCACCAGACTGAATCCAGAATGCGAGAGGATTAACGATCGTTCCTATTGGAGCACCTGTGATCGCGACTGTCGCAGCTGTTGTAAACGTTGCTGTCGCGTATGTTGGAGCCTGGATCACGATTTCACGCTGTGTCGCAACAAGTCCGGCTGCCCACGTTTTTGTCGCCGACATGTTGATGTTGATCCCGATATCTTCTGTGGTTGCCGTAAGTCCTGTATGTGCAGGTCCCGTAATAGTGACGATTGTCGGCACACCCGTAGTCCCGGCAGACGGCGTGAGCGTCAAGTTTCCACTTGTTGCTGCAAGAACAAGGTGTCGTCCTGTGTTACTGTTCGTGGAGATGTGAAAATCCTTTGCAACCGTGTAGAAGTATGTTCGATCAGCTGTGGCAGCAACAGTGGCAGTGTTACCATAACCAAATCCGGCAACGTTTACACCCGAGCTGTTATAGATATCAAGTTGAGCATAACCGGCATTTGCAGCAGTCGTGTTTTGAATAGCAAGAACACCGACGCCGGCGCTATTTCCGATAATCGTTGCTGATGTTCCACCCGCGCCCAATGGAGTTGTTCCACCTACTACAAATCTATTCGTAGTTGGAGTTGGAATATAGATAACTCCCGATTTATCAATAACCATTCGCTGAACATCTGCACCGGTAGAGAATCTGATCTCACCTTCACCGGACAATGGTGTCGCCGGATTACCTGCGCCAATCGATACGATACCGCGCTGGTTAGGAAATGCAGCAAAGGTTATACCTCGGAGCGCAACGAACGGACCAAAGGCCGCGGAGTATGCTGCCGTCGCACTGGCAACCATACCCATTGTCATGTTGTTGTTCGAGACCTTTAGAAGATTGGAATCGTATGCCGCTGACGCCGCACCCTGAAACTCAATGTTTCCTTTGTTTATAGCGTTCGCACCTGCGAGAACAAGATTTTGACCATTTGTAAGACTAAGAGCTGTTGCGCTCCAAGTTCCTATCTCGGCACCCACAGCGGCAAAACCGATAGTATCCGCTGCTGCTCGGTATATACCCGTTGTCGTGCTATTCGTGAATCCGAGTGACGGAGCTGCTGCTGATCCGTTCGCGAGACGAATCGCGCCGGTTGCAGTGAGAATATCCGTGCTGATATCACCGAATGTAAAGTTTCCTTGCACTTCAAGATTGCCTGTGATCGTGAGGTTTGTCATCGTGAACGAACCTGACATTGATGCAACCTTGACCTTCAAATAGTTTGTTGTTGGATCGACGCGGAATGCGCGCACCTCCAAGCTTGCGTCATCAGTGACGCCACCCGAGACCGGGTACCCTTGCGCATCAAGTTTAAGAAATTCGATTGCCATAGTATTTTATGCGATAAGGATAACGAGAGGATAACCAGTGGAAGGATCGACACGTACCTTCCGGACTTCTTGTGCGGCGTCATCGGTAACAGCGAGCATTACCGGATAGCCATTGGGATCGAGTTGTACAGTTTCATTGGCCATATTTTAGTAATTATACCCGTTGTCACCTATCTGATTTGAATCCGGAACTTGAGCTTGAACGCTCATGTCCAGTGTTCGAGGTGAGAGAGCGGCAAGAGCCGACGTAAGGTCTGCACCATACTTCAACTCCTTCTCATCTAATGGGATTGGTTTATCTTGTGAACTTTTGTAAGCGATAATCACGCGGCGCGCGAGTAGCTCATTGACCTGCCGAGGCAAGCCGATCAGTGCGTCGAGCGTGCTTGAACTTGCGAGGTTTGCTGTAGAGAGATCTGCCGGGTAGAGCATGTAGTAAATGCTCAATCCATTCGTCACGTTGATGATCGCGTCCCCGCTGTAAATCACGGCATTGCTGCCATAGAGCTCATAGCTTGGACGACGATTTGCGAACATGAGGCGGATCGTTGTTTCGTCGACTGTCGAATCGTAGTTGTTGTAGTCGAATGGTACTAACCGTTTCCAGTTGGTACCGTCGAGCTTCGCCTGGATGAACTTCACGTTGTTCACGATATCAACCGGGAGCGGGTACGCACGCTGATCTGCTACCAAATTCTGCGTCGCAACAGTGCCAAAAAAGTCTTCGTTCACTTTCGCAATCTCCATGGCGAGCTCATCCTTGAAAGGATTAGCGAGCAAAACAATATTGGCGTCTGACAACGTTGTTGAATCCGTTTTTGTTTTGAGCCGGATATAGGCTGCGAAATTGGCACCTGTCATAGAGATCCCGTATCCGGGGCCACCTTCCTAAAGAAAGGCAGCCACCGGAGACAACGATTAAAGTGAGTAAGCGACTGCGCTGAATGGACCTACGCAGTTGATGTATACGACTGCTGGAACAACAGTTGCGTCATCGAGTGCAGTTGTGCCACCGACAAATGCGCCTGTACCTGTAGGAGCAACGACAATGAATCCGATCACAGCCTTTGTTGCTGCAACTGAAGGAAATACTACAGCCGCCATAGTTGCGCCCGCAGTACCCATGCTTGAAGTCAATGTACCTGCTGCATCCACAAAGAATGCGAATACATTGTATGCAGTTGCCGCGCCACCTGAACCGCCCGCGACAGAACCCGAGAGGGCTGCCATGTCAGTATTCGCCGCTTTATAGACGAGAACACCGTCGACGATTGAAACGAATGCCGATCCTGCCTTTACGATCGCGCTACCGCCCGCCTTAATTGCGAGGCCTGCTGATGAAATGGTGAAAGCCGAGAGAGGTTGCTGCAATTTTGCCAGAGCTGCGCGGAGACTTGCGTCTGACAACACAGGGCTGGTTGTAATTGATTGTGCCATAGGAGGTTTTTAATTAATTGAGTGCATTTAGTTTTGCCTCCGAGTTTCCGATCGCGTGCTCATGGCTTTTAAGTGCAAAATCTGTTTTAAGAGATTCCTGCACCACCTCCGCCACTTGCATTGGAACAGGCACCATGGCGCCCTTCGCGATCTGAAATGAATATCCGTTGAGAGTGACTACGAGTGATGCGCCTGCCTTCTCACCATTGTCGAGCGGGATCATGATCATCACCTTTGGCTGTGCAGCCAAGTGTTCTTTCATGATTTGCGCTTTCGACTTGTAATTGAGCGCCGCGTCTTTCGTAGGTGCGGCCACTGGAGCTTGCGCTACCGATGCCGCTTCTGCTTGCTGATCGCCGAGCAATGGATCATTTGATACTGGTTTTTTAGGAGCCATATATTTGGTTATTGCCCGTCGTTATAGAAAGGCGGGGCAGCCTCACCCCGCCGTCCGTTATGCTGTTACACCGTGTTCAATACGTACGATCCAGGTTTCATTCAAGATCTTTGCAACAAAGGTTGCTTTCCAACCTGATGTTGAACGCTGATCGAGAGGATCAGCAGATCCAGCAGAACCGAGAGGTTTGACGATGTTCTTCAATGCTTCACCTGACACGCGGGTCACGCCGTAAGCGTTTGCAGCGATAATCAAAGTTGCATACACGTCAACGCCTGATGCACCTGCGCCTGTAAACACCTTCGCATTGGTTGTTTCAAGGAAACGAACCTCATCGAGGGAACCAACTTCGCCAGGCATAACATCCGCTTTGTTTGCGTATGTTTCAACTGACTTCCAGCCGGTTGCAACTTTCAAATCGTACGTTGTATTTGGGTGACAAATACCGATATACGATGCTTGAATTGGCTGTGTTGCAATGTTTACCTGTGGCATGACCATGTTGGTCACTTTCTTAGCCTTCGCATTTTTGAGTGTGCGAACAGCTTCCTTGGTTTCATCAAGAGACATCTTCATTGCCGCAGAAACTGTGACACGTGAAACTGCTGTCGATGCGTATTGAACTGTGGTACCTGCAACGATTACGTCGCGGCAAAGCTGGTCAATGGTGTCACCTGACTGGTCGCCCAAAAGATCCGAAGTTTCCATGAGCACTGGATCAAGGGTTGTCATCTGGAGCTTGTCTGTCAAAGTCACATAGTCACCGTACTGGAGAACAGTTGCGGTTACGTCTGTAACAGAGAGCTGTGAGCCCGCTGGTGTGATACCTTCTGACAAAGCAGTGGTAGCAGCAGTAAGGTTTCCGTAACGACGGAATTTAATTACGTCTGATTCGTTCTTAGGAATATCGCGAACTTGTCCGAACTTGGTGTGAATAAGCAAAGGCAATGCTCGTTCCAACATGTTGCGGTCGTAGAAGTTGTTTACACCCTGGGCTACCTGGGTGAGAGTTGTATTAGCCATACGACGTTTTTAGTGAATAATTAATGTTATCTGCGAATGGTATCGCGAACTTTGGCAAATTCGGCAGGGGATAAATTCCACGCTTCCGGTAGTTGCCCGGCTTCTCCCTGCGGCGCAGGATTGCCACCTGTTCGTGACTGATTTGCTGCATGTTCCGCTTCACGCGCTTGCTTTGCTCCCAGTTTCATCAGCTCCGGCCCTGCGATTGCATAGGCGAGGTCTGCGATTGGAATGTGGCGACGCGATTCGTGGCTCGCATGCTTCAAGATTTTGTCCCGAAATTGTTTGAGCACCTCATTGCCGGGCGCGGATAGAAACGCGTCGACCTCCTTTGCGTCCTCTGTCTGTTGCGCCGCCTCGATCAAAGGCTTGAAACGTTCATCAATGCGAGCATCAATGTCGTCTGGCACGGCCGTAGGGGCTGCTTCGGGAGCTGGTGCTGGGCTCGCACTCTTGGCTCGTTCGATCTGACGATCTTTGCGGGCAAGGATATGCGCGAGTTTGCGAGTTGGCGGCTCGTCACTGACTTCTGCTTTTACAGGCTCCTTTCCCTCTTCGGGCTTAGCTTCCTGTTGGGTGCCGTCGCCTGCGGCTTCTCCATTGCTCCCGTCTTGTGGCGCGGGTGCTTGACCCTCGGCTTGTCCGGTCGGCTGTTCAACAGCCCCCGAACTACCCGGAGATTGACTTTCGTCATTTGGCATAGTTTTTTGTACTCACCATGAAGGGAAACGCCGTACGGAAACCTTCAAAGTGGATAACCTCGATCTCGACTAAAGACCGGACAACCGATTACTCGGCTGGTAGACACTTGCAGGGGGAGGCTCCCTACAAGCATCTATCAGCGGACTAACCCTTATTCGTACGGATCAAACTCTGTATCGTGCTGCACTGGGGAATCTAGGTACTGCGCAAGATTGTCCGGCAACTTAAGCATGAACTCAAGCAACTCAATCTTGCGCTGCAAGTCATCGACCCCTGCAAGATCCTTGTGCTTTTTGTGCAGCAACTGACCTTCTAAAAACGCCTTATGCTCAACAAGCGCTTCCTTCATGAAGATGTAGCCCGGGTGTAGGACTACGGATTCAAGACTACCCTTTGCAGCTTCGCGCTTCCCTGGTTGTTCAAATAAGTCTTTGATCATACGATTGCTGGTTGTGGCGATGAAGGGTTTGGAAAGTTCGGCGCACTACCGTCTGCTGCTGGCGCCCCTGGGTTCTGTAGCATCATCTGTTGCTGACGTGCTGCGACAAGTTGTGCCATGAGCTGTGGATTGCTGCGCTTGTAGATCAGCGCGGCCTTGTGCGTCTCGATATGCGCGCGCGTTGCGTCATTGTTCTTTGCCTTGCGATGAATCTCGATATGTTCCATGTCGTTGTCAATCGCGTTCACCTTCACACTTTTACCTTCGCTCAAAAACTCATTCTCCTGCGCGGCGATCATCTCGTCCACGGTTGGCGGAAGGAGTTGGTCAAGCTCTTCGCTCGACAGGCCTACAAGCTCGCCACCCTTGCGTGCTGCATACCGGCGGTTAAATGTTGGTTCCTGCGCGGCAATCTTCAAAAACTCGGAGAATCCCCGAAGTTCTTGGAATCGCTTTGTCTCGGACAATGATTTACTGACAATGGTGATGTCTGGATCTTCATCAAATAAAAGGTCGTCGGCGGTAAACTTCTGCCACTTCGGACCATTCGGACCGATGATGCGGATCATCTTCTCGTCGATTGCAGTGAAGTGTGTTTTGTACAGCTGATACACCATTTTCCAAAACTGCTTTTCTGACCACCCGAAAATCTTTGCCGCGAGTGAATAGCGTGCGTCGCCACCACGTGCTGCCTCGGCGATCTCTGTTGCAGTACGCTGACCGTCGTTCACGATACCCTGACGCATTGCAGTTGCACCGGTAGACTTCTGGGCTGCTTCGTCAATGATGTCAAAAATAACCTTTGAACCCTGGTCGATAGGGCTTGGTTTAACGAGTGGCTCAACTGCGCCGCCAACCGGACCGTCCACCTCAACGTACTTGTTTAAGCCAAAATTAAGGTCATTTTTATTCTTGATCTTGGTCTTATCGTAAAGATAGCCCGGGTAGAGTTTCGCTTCGGCTGCCTTGATCGCGATATTTAAAAGCACGGCGCGCTTGCGCTGTTTGTCCTCAACAAGGTCTGGAATTGATACGCCGTCCCAATCGTGGGGATTTGGAAAGAGTGTGCGATCATCAATCGGCCAATATGGTGTTGTGAGTTCCTTGTATCGGACAACAAGCGTCCGATCGTTCGCGAGCGTCACGAACACGCGCTTGCCATTGTGGTACGTGAACCATTCAATAAGCTCGTAGGATTGATTGCTGCCCAAAGATGCCTGTTGTGATGCCATGGTCGTGCTCTCAAGCCCCTGCGCGTCATTACGTGCCTGCTGCACCTGCGCGCCGACGGACTTAGTGTCGCCGCTTCCCTTCACGTCATCAATATTAAAATAATAGCCGGCGTCCTTCATCTGTTGCTTGCTCATGCGGATCGGACGACCACCAAAGCGCATAGCGCCACGGTATCGCGTGTCTCCGTTCACTGATGTTGCGTCTGGGTCGCGCATCCATGTTGACGCGTCGATCAGCTCCGGCACTGGCGCAAGGCGCTTGCGGTCAAAATCATGGAGGAGTACCAAGCCACGACCAAAAAAGAGAGTGTCAAAGTCCCATCCATAGTCGAGCACTGCCTTGTCCATTTCGTCATAGTCGAATGCTGCAACACTGTTCCAGTTCTCTGCCTTCTCACCGTCATTGTCATTGCGTCCGTCAAATTGCACAGAGAGTTGGTCATCGTAGAGCGCCGCGAGAACGGTCTGCATCGTGGTAAAGAGTAGTGGATCACCCACTGCATCATCGTCGCGCTTCTGATTGTTGTACAGTTTAAAACGGCGCAAATTCTTCGCGCGCTTCGGTTCCATGAACGACCACGCCACCTGATATTCATTCCCCACTTGATTGAGTAAACGTTTATAGCCCTTTTTTTCAAGGGATTTCATCGCTTTCTCTGCGGCTTTATCAACCTCGGCAACGACATCTTGTATCGAGCTGCTGGTAATTTCGCCGTCAATTAAGTTTGATTCGTTCTTTTGCATATAAAAAAGCCGGCGACCCTGCATCTCCGTTTGTTTGTCTAAAACAAATAGAGGTGTAGAGCCGCCGGTATTGCCGTGACAGGCTTTATTCGGTATTGCTACCGCGATATGGGGAATGTGCTTGCATCGAAATTATAGCACACGTTCAATAAAACTTTTTATCGGCGCTGGTAAAAAGGTTGTGGATAACTTTAAAAAAATATGATACCCCTATAACATGTTACATTCCCATAGTTATTCATGTTGACTGTTTATCGCTTTAGCAATGTAGTTTCCGACCAATGCACCACGCAACAACATTGAATCTGTCACCTCAATTCTGACGGGCACTCCGTTCTGTTTGAACACGCTGATCGTGGAATGTTCTGCTGCCTCGCGGACGCGCATAATAATGGCGAGCTCCACCGGCGTCAAGGCAAGTGCAATGAGCTGCGCATTATTTATCATAGGGATCTAGCGATTGTGCGGCGCTCTGCCGGGCATTCGGGTCAACGTATGGGACAAATGGCGGTTCTTGGTATAGTAAGCGCCCAATGCATTCTACGCAGTGATCGTCCTTATCCATAGGTCGCTCCTTCTGATCATGGAAGTCCGCTTGCTTTCCCGTCCACTCCTGCCACTGGTAATGTTGAAATTCAAATATCGTGCGCACGCATGTGTCGAACACGTACAACTCCGGCGCAACAAGCATCTGATCTCCGACCTGTTGAAAGTTCAGTGCGTCTCCAATTCGTCTGTCGGACATCGCACGCGCTTTTGTTGCCGGAAGGTAGTGTAGGCCCTGTTCTGATAAACGCTGCGCAAGAGATTTATTTGTGTGCTGATCCACAATAAACATGGAAGGGTCTCCGATGCGACGCTCCACACGGTACTGCGATGCCTTTGATTTGATGCGCGAGGCAAGTTCTTCTGTGGTTGCCTTGATGAAGAGTTCGTCAACGATAAACTTTGTGCCCTTCCTGTCCACTGCAATCCACACGGTTGCGTCTGGCGTGCGCGGATGTGGGTCGAGTGCCTCATAAACCGTAAAATTACGCATGTCGACGTTAAACGGTTTGATGACGTGAATTTTTGGATCGAATTTTTTAAACACAAGACCAGTAAGATGTTGAAATTTACCAAATACGCGAGCTTGTTTATCGTCCTCCGAATACTGTGCAATCATTTTATCAATAATCGCATCATCGAGAAAGCCACGCACACCCTTTGACCGTGACGCGCTCCACACGTCGGCCTCAATAAATGCACGTCCCTGCTCTTCGCGCTTCGGGTTGCCGATAATGTAGTCATACATCCACGCGCTGCCTGTGAGCGGTGTTGCAGTGATCCAGATCACACCTCCACGGCGGAAACGCGAGACTGTGGCTTTAAAGATACTCTCCGGCGGTGGTTCGTCGAGCCATGCGCCGCCGATAGTGGCTGATTCAAACTCTTTCAGATCTTGATCGTACGTCATCACGTCGAGTGACCACCCTGTATCAGTCGTCCAGTTGTATTCGTATTGCTTCCCGGCTTTATTCGTCTTGTAGCGCCCGTATGGAAACCAGGCTTTCATCTCCGGGATAATCGCTTGCTTCACGGTCGTCGGATCCGATATGATGCGGAACTTCTTCAAGTATGGCCATTTTTGAAACAGTGGTGCATTCTGAAAAAAAGGGTTCTCTGTTGGCCAAAATAATTGCGCGAGCATGTTGACGAGCAAACACGTCTTCCCGATACCGTTAGCCGCAGATAGGAGCGACACAAAATATTTGTCACTGCCTGCCATGTTGATGAACTCCTCGCCCTTACCGATCGGTACGTATTGCTTCCACTTCTCTGTACGGAAACGAAGTGCCTGCAATTCCATGAGCTCACGCAGGTGCGCGCGTTTACCTTCCGTGGTCATGGATTTTAAATCAATAGATGTCATTGTTTGAAAACTAGCGCCCCCTTTATTTAAGACGCGGGGGCTACGTCGGCCTATTCGTCAACTTCGTCAACCGATGTGTATGCCGCATTTAAATCAACCCTAATTTCTTGCAGCACCTTCATCGCAATCAAAATTTTTTCTATTCCCGCCACAAAATGTATGCGTTCTAAATCTTTAATTACCGAAGATATTCGTGCTTCTGTTGTATCTTTGAGTGAGTTTAGCGTGTCATTTTCCATATTTTTTATAAATAGTGCCGCTTTTGCGCAGAGCGGCAAACTGCATTCAATCGGTCACATTTTGTGTCACGTTCTTACAGAGATTGCACGTCCATCTTTCCCAGTAGTCTTTGAAGTGGTCGGTGCGTCGTCTGCAATGGTTACACCACATGCGCTTCATGGCCTGCGCTTCTTGAACGGGCGGTGGTCGGGCTCGTCTTTCTCGGCAGGTTTGTAGGAGTCGAGCTTTTGGAGCTGCGGATCATCGCGGTCGGGTTCTTTCCAGTGGGTGCTTTTGGTGTAGTCGCCGTGGTTAGCGGTACACTCTTGGCAGGAGCCGAGAAAGTCGAAGTTCTGGTTGTCGTGGACGCGGTCGATAACCTTGCCACAAGGGCACACGATTCTGCTCACTTAGTCC